CTGCTTACGCAGGATCGCGTAGGAGTCCTCCGCTGTCAAGTTTGTTGTGTCGATCTGCAAGTCGTACTCGGTTTGCAGGTAGCCAAACTCGGTCACATCGCTGACCCCTTGCAGCACGCCACGCCGCTGTGTCCGAGCCTCCGCCGTAGCGTGGACCCTGACGATCACGATGCCTGGGATGTGGTGCCGGAGGTAGTGCGCCTCTAGCGGCAGCCGTACATCGTCTACGGCGACGAGCCGGTTGGCGCTCTTGACCTTCAGATACTCGGCGTGCCACGCCTTGATCCAGAACGATGCGTCTAGCTCGCGCAGCTGCGCGCCGATCTCCTGCAAGATCTCGCGGCCAGACACTTCGACATCCAGTCCTAGGCGACGCTGGCTGTAGTGCTTACCCTTGTCAAAGTCCTCCCCATAGCCCAGTGCAGCCACGGTGCGGATCGTCTCCGCAATCGGCAGCACCGTATACGGATGCACGCGACGCTGCTCCAGCATCGCCGCGAGCGTTGACTTGCCAGAGCCTTGCGGCCCTACGAATGCGATGTTCATCGGTTGACCCTCCTGATGTAGTCAATCCACATATGAACGCGCTGTGGATAGCGCTCAAAGAATCCGATGGCTCGGTTGCAGGGTGAGCAGAGCAGCGCCCTGACGCACTTGCCGCACGAGATCGGCGATCCCTTCTTCCTGCCGGTACTGAGCGTTTCGTAGGTGCAGCAGCGCGGATCGTGATCCACCGTCACTGCTCTCGTCTCGCCAAAGCGGAGTGGCTCCTTGCACGCTCCGCATCGATCAGACTGCTCCAGCCGTAAGGCCGTGTACTGCTCCATCGTCATCCGATGGTTGTACAGCGTGTACTTCAGCACCCTCACAGCTCGCTGCTCAAAGGTCTCTCTCTCCCTGGAGGCTCTCGTAGAGAGTGCGTGCTTGTTAGGCTCCTCTTGCTTACGCATTCTTCTTCACTCCGAGAATCTCTCCGATAGGCAAGAGCCGAGACTTTCCGTCTCGTTTAGAAGGGGATATAGGGGTAGTTCTGCTCTGCTCTACTCTGCTCTGCTCTGGTACCGTTGACTCCCCACCTTTTCGTGCTCGCCAACTTTGCCCACGCGAAGTCGAGGTTGGGTCGACTTGATAGCGAGAATAGTTCGACACTGCCACGACACCGTCTCCAGATTCAGTCAGAAGGCCCACCTGGATCAACTTATCCACAGCCCTTCCGAGCCGTGAGCCGATGACTGACTTGGCGTGTTTGCGATTCTTGTAGACCCCACCGGATCGCAGCGTCTTGACCTCAGCGATGAGGGTTATGAAGGCGCGGAACTGCGTGTCGGTTAGAGCTGCGATCTTGTCATCCTTGTGACTGTTGACATCCCACTTGACCCATAGGCTCATCTCGTCCTCCGCTCTGTGTTGGTGGCTGGGAGAGGTGGAGGTCACCAGTCTCTCCCAGCCGTAGCTGATGCCGTTGACTAGAACGGCAGTTCCTCTAGCGCGGTCTCTAGCGCAGGGTTGCCGGCGTGCAGGCCCTTCGCCTTGGCGGCAAGCATCGCCTCACCCTCATCGCGCACCTGGGCGTTGACCCACGCGATGCTCGGCTTCCTCTTGCAGAAGTCGCCGTTCGACTTCAGAGAGCAAGCGAAGAAGCCCTGATATTCCTTGCCAGCCTTGCTGACACCGGCAGGCTTGAACGACCAGGCGGTGCGGTGGTCTGGGCATTCGCCCTCTGCGAACAGCATTGCTGCCGCTACGGCCACATCCGTGGTCAGAACTGACGGCTGAGATGCCCTCACAGAATCAACGGAGACAGCCCTAGGAGCCACGGAGAGGCTCGCGCCTGTGCCAGACGCATAAAGAGACCGCCCCACGCCAAGGAGAGCCGCGCAGCGGCGAAGAGCGTCGCTTGATGCCTCCTTCAGAGGCTCGTCGCTTTGACCACCGTTGGGGTAGCCGTAATCTTCCTTGGTCGAAGCAACGCCATCCACTCGGATGGTCAGCGTTCCCTTGATCGCCTTTGCGGTGCTGTCGACCACGACGCTCTCAAAGTTCCACCCAGTGATGCCCAAGACATCGTCAAGGCGCTGAGCTACGGCTCGTGCATCTGCGTAGGTGAAGGTCATTCCGCCGCGCCCTGGGCGCTGCTTCAGATCCGTGCCGGTGAACGGTGCGGCCAGTGCCGCTGCGATTTGCTTACTCATTCTCTGGTCCTCCTAATACTTCTACTGACTCCAACTTGGCGACTGGCAGATTGCGTGAATCTGCTCGTGCGATATGACCGCTCTCAAATACCGTACCGATCTTTACCTCCTCTGCTTCTGCGAAATACTGCTTCGCCTCCTTGACTCCTAACAGCCACGCCTTCTCGAACCGCGTGGCACTCGGCGTGCCGTTGCGATCCTCACCTGCTGCGAGCTGCAAGTGGACGAAGGCGTAGTAGTCAACCCTCTGATGGTCGGTGATGTAGTCAAAGACGCTGACTGGATCGGTTGCCCACGCAGCCTTGCTCCACGCCTTCGTCTTGACATCGACCTTCAGACCGCAGACCTCATAGTCGTGCGTCGTGGCGTTGATGAACTTGAGAGGGATGCGGCGCTCTAGCACCACTGCCTCAAAGACGGCCTGACCAACGCAGCCAGTCCAAGTCGTATTGCCGTCAGCCTTGTCCTGCCGGAATCTCAGTCGCGCCGTTGAGCGCGCTGCCTGATACATCTCTTCAGCCCTGACGATGATTGCTGGAGTAAGTTCTACTTCAATCACGCTTGATCCTCCTTGCCGCCAAAGAGGCGGAATACTCGCGCCCCTGGCTTCTCTGAGGTGAACTTGCTGACGCTCGCTTCATAGGTCTCTGGCGCTAGGCCACGCAGGACATCTGCGATGCTCTCCCAGTCCACCTTGACGCTGCTCTTGTTGGTCTTCCAGGTGGCAAGCCAACCCTGACCCTTGACTCCTTCGCCATCGGCGATGGCTTCCTTGATGGCGATTGCCATCTCCTTTAGCGCGGCATCGGCAGCCTCTGCCTCAACCTTCGCTTCGATGTAGAGCCGCGCAATGTGATCCAGCTGCGGATCAGCCACGGCGTAGGTGTTGTTGCTCTGCGGCTTGACTTCAGCGAGCGTGTCGCTGTCGTTGCCGGTCAGAGGTGGCGGAGTCTTGGACTGCACCAACTCGCGGAACAGGACGGCCTTGTCGAACAGTTGCGTCTGGTAGACAGGGTCAGCCTCCACGCGCTCGATGCGGAACACCAAGCCAGAGAGCAGCACTGCGACATCGCAGTACGACGCGCCAGTGATGAACATCTGCCACTGCACCTGGTCGACATACTCAGGTGGCACTGGGTACAACTGCCAGCGGTTGCTCGTTGAGGTCTTGATCTCTACGAGACCGTCGGTGTCGCCCACGATCGTGCGGTCCAACGATGCCATTGCCCAACTGTGCTCTTTCAACCGCACGATTCCGTTGCTCTTTCGCAGCTTCTTGCCAGTCTCGGCGGTGTAGTAGTCGGCGACTGCCTGCTCTAGCAGCTGACCGCGATGTGCAGCCGCTCCGACTTCCTGCTCACCGACCTGACCTGTCAACTCTGCCCAGAGTCGGTACGCCGTCTTGTACGGCGATGTGCCGTTGATGGCGGTGATACCGGTGGCGGTGATGCCGCCCTTCCGAAGATCGAACCACTCTGGACTCCGCTGCGGTGCGGATACAAACTCAAAGCGCTTGCTCATTGTGTCCTCCCAAAGACTGCCTGGCTCTTAGCGATCTGGATCAACAGCGCCCAGCACACGCCGCAAATCTGATCGCGCTTCTGTGTCGACTTGGTCTTGACTGGACCCTTGCAGTAGGCGCACTTCATCGGCTCACCAACTGAAAGACCAACACGGCCAGTACCCAGAACGCCATCACGGCGACGGTGAAGCTGAAGCGCTCACGGTTGTGAGCCTCTCGCTCTAGGCGCTGGAAGTCGCTCACAAAGGACTTGTGCTTGACCATCCTTGGAGTGGACCTGCGGTTGATCTTCATAGCGAACCGCCAACGATCAACACGAAGATGATCGATGCAACGAAGATGGTGTAGGTCGCCATCTCAGCGAAGCTCGGCATCTCGGTGTATTCACGCAGACCTGCAAAGTCCGACTTAGGTCGGTTGCGATTGTCCGGCGTGCGCGGATCGTAGTACCGCGTTCCCTTGCCGCCAACGACGCGGCTGAATGTCTGTGGGTTCCTCTTCACCTTGACCTCCTAATCCAGCAGAGCCGAATGGCTCATTCCTCACTGGCAGGAGCAGCATAGGCTCAACGGCAAGCAGCCGTCAACCCCTAAAGCACAAGAAGTGGTGTGAATATCTTTTATGCAGGGTGGATAGTCCCCTGGGTGGAGGAGGAGCCACCCAGGGGAAGCCGCCTAGGACGGCTGTGTCAAGTCCTCTTCGGCAAACTCCACCAGCAGCTTCAGGCAGATGCGGCAGATCTTCAGGTCAGCAGACTCGATCTCCCAGACACGCGCTCGGATCTCGCAGACAGCGCAGGTGTCGAATGGCTTGGCGACCTTGACTGGCACGATTTACTTGTGAGGGCCGTTGCCGTTGGCGATCTCTGCCTTCGCCTTGCCCACGCCGAACTTGGGATCGTCAGGGTTCAGGGCTCGCACGATGACCTGAAGGCAGGCGGCGATTGCACCGGCAAGGATCATATCCGCCTGGTCTGCATCGAGCTTGGTCAACTGGCTACCAGTCGCCAAGAGCAGGGCTAGCGCCGTACCGAGTCCTGTGCGGAGCGCCTCCACGACCATCTCATCAATGCCGGTGTTGGCGATGATCCAGCTCGCGACGCAGCGATCTTGGCGCGCAGACCGCGCTTGCCGTTGCTCGCCTTGGCGGCGGCAACGAGCGCCGACACGGCCTCTTTGCTCTTCTCATCCCAGTCCACGCGCAACAGCGCCGCCTCAGCGTCGGCAATCACGGCGGCTGTCTTAGCCTTCTTGGTCACTGGAACCTCCTTAGCGTGGCTGGTTGGTGCCTGTACGACGATTGTAGGAGCAGGCGCAGGTGCGACTACTGGCGCTACCACAGGAGCAGGAACGACCACAGGCGCTGCGACTGGCGCAGGCGTGGCAACCTTGCCTGGGTAGGTGACGATCAGCAGGCACTTGTAATCGACCTTGACCTTCTTTGCCTTGACCTTGCTGTTGGCGATCTGGCGCAGCTGCGCCTCTGTCACCGGCACGGCGTACTTCTCAGCGGCGACCTTCTCGTCGCGAGTCGGACACGCCCACTGCCAGCCGTGGTCTTCGCACCATCCTGCGGAGGTCATATGGCCGTAGCCAGCCTTGATCTTCTCTGGCGAATGCTTGCTCCACCACTTGAACCAACGGTCGTGCCACGCGCTGATTTTTACATCGGCTGGGTAGAAGGATGGACCTTGCTGAACCCACACCATAAGTGCTGCGCCGCCCTTGGCTGCGGCGACTGCGTCCTCCCAAGACTTGGCGTAGCGAGCCTTTCCGCCTAGGTGGGCGATGACCTTGATGGCTTCGGCAAGACTGCCGCCATTGTCGGACTTACCCTGCACATCGGCTCGACCTGTGACTTTCTTCATTGCGATTACTGCCTGTGCGGCCGTTGGGCTTAGTTCGTATTTGGAACTCCAGCCAATCGCTGCCGCGCAACTACTCCAGGTGCAGTCGTCTAGGATCTGCTTTGCGCCCTTTAGTTGCGACTCAGCGTCGCTATAGAGCTGTGAGGCAACGCGGTATTTCACGCTGCGTTATCTTTCTTGATCAGCACGGCGATTGCTCGACCGGCTGCGTCAAAGTCCAGAGCGGCGCTGACAGGGAATCCCTCTGTGCAGCCCTCTGAGTAGTCGTTGCCATCTTCGCCCTGCTTCCAGAGCGTGCCGCCAAAGGCGCTGTTATCGGCGCTCAGGACAAGTGCCACCCACTCTCCTGGCGCGGTATTGATGCGTGTCCAACCCTGTTCGTGGATCTGCTCGATGTGATCTGCTGCGATCATTATTCCTCCATCCACCTAAGTGGTCCAGTGACGAGCCAGATAACTGTCAGCCCACCGAATAGCGTCGCCATCGTGGACTGCGTGTCGCCCTCTGGCAGAACAACGACAGCAAAGAGCAAGCCTAGGATCGTCCAGGCTCCGCCTACTAGGTCAATGATAATCCGCTTGATCACTTGGTTGCCTTTCTGGCTGCACTTGCAGCTGCTGCACTGGCGGTCGATGCTGCGGCGACGGCCGCACTGGCTACCTGACCGACGATGATGGCGATGGCGACTGGTGCAGCCTTCTCTTTCTCGACCGGAGAGAGATCCTTGCCGAGATTGGCGATGGCTTCTACAGCCTGCGAGACCGTCTCCGCTACTGCGGCTGCCGCCTCACCAACTGCTTCGCTTACTGCCGCGATTGTCTCACCAACGACCGCTGCTGCTTCTTCCGCAATGTTATCTGGTGACGGTGACGGCGACGGTGTTGGCTCCACGGTTGGCTCAGGTGTCGGAGTCTCTGTCGGTGTTGGTTCTACTGACGGTTCAGGAGTAGGTACAGGAGTGGGAGTAGGAGTAGCGGTAGCTGTCGGAGTAGGAACTGGCGACGGCTCAGGCGTGGGCGACGGCTGGGGTGTGGCAGTCGGTGTCGGTTCTGGGGTTGGTTCAACACTTGGCGACTCACTTTCTGTAGGGCTTGGGGTAGGCTCCGGCGATGGAGTTTCTGATGGACTTG